CGGCAAAAGCTGTGTATGTCTTTGCGGATAAACGCAGCCACGCCTGCGCCGAAAAAGCCCAGGGTGTAGTCCGCCAGCTCGTAGGTTCCGTCCTCGCGGCGCTCGGGGATTTTGATGTTGGTTCCGAATGGTAGTTCTCCTAATTTCATGTTTTGCGTCCTCCTCTGATATGTTATTTAACTCGTTCGCTCTACTTGTCTGGCGTTGAGCTTGCCGCACTCAATCAGCTTGTATATTTCGCGCCTGTCGATGCCCAGCCGCTCCCTTGCCTCCGGCGTTGTCAGCCACTCGCCGCCCACTTCGATGATCCACTTCTTGTGTATACGCGGCGGCTCACTTTTCCCGTCCGGCAAAAACAGCGGGCAGGCGCGAATGACGTAGGACTGTATAATTGTCGTGTAGTTTTTTCCGTGGTAATAGTCGCTGCCCTTCAGCTTTGTTTCCCTTGCCTCCCAGCCCTCAACGGGTTCGGGATCGGCGCGGCGAGACCAGCTGCAGCCCATGCCCGGCGCGTTGGTCGCCCTCCGGCAACGCCAGCACAGGGTTTGTCCGGTTGTGCACGCTTCCATACCTATCTCCTTTTGCGGGGTGCAAAGGCGTATCCCGCCATGCACCCGATGAAAAACATCGGCACTCCCCAGCTAAAAAATGCTCCCCACATATCATTTGTCCTTTCCCGTTGCAACGTATAAATTGATGTAGTTGTTGTTGGCGTCAACGCACAGCAGGGACGCATCGAGCAGGGCGGCTACCGTTCTGTCGCAGACGGCGGGAAGAATATCCTCCCTCCTGAAGTCTCCGATCAGCGCCCCGTCCGGCGAATGGTACAGCCGCACCCGCTGTGTTTTCAGTAGGGCGATCATGGGTAAAAGCTCCCTTACTTGCATATGTAATCACTCCTCCACTTACGGTATCTCAGTTTTTCCTCGTCCCAATCCGGGTATTTGGCCATGAGGTAAGCCCGGAGGGCCTTTCTGATCTCCGGCCTGCGTTCTGAATTGTCGTAATCCCTGTGGCATTCAGGGCACAGGGTAACAACATTTTCCTCCACTCCCTTGCCATTATGGGAGCGAGGGATGAAATGCGCGTCAGGGTTGCCGGGCCTGCCGCACAGGACGCAGCAATGATGATCCCTCTCCCATACCCACCGTTTGACTTTGAGAGGTATTTCGCATGCTTTGGTGCGCTTGCTTTTCATGGCTTTTTTTACGAGCAATAGCTTTCCAGCACCGTCAATCTGTAGCTGCCGTCATTATCCGGTGTGTCGTCAATCTGTACCGATTGGAGGATTATAAAAGCGGGGACAACACCATTCGAGACCGAGGGGCTGCCGTAGTAGTTGGCGGAGCCGTCCGTGTAGACGTACCAGGCGCGGTCAGAGGAGTACTGTGAGAAAAGCCACCAGTAGGCAGCCGAGCCGTTAAAGGTCTTTTTGCGGCTATTCCGGCCAGTGAATATAGGCCATGTGAAGCCCTCGTCCACACCGTGGTTGTCGCCGCAGCCTACCATGGTCATTGTGGGGGCAAATACTTTCCGTGTTATATCCTCAGCGCCGCTGCCGTTATACAGCGGGATCGTGCTGGGGATAATCAGCTCTTTAAGTTCATCTGGGTAGCTGTCATAAATTTCGGTCATGCGTTCGTCCAGGTCTGATCCGGCGTACTCCGTGCTGTCGCCGAACCGGCAAAAGCTGTGTATGTCTTTGCGGATAAACGCAGCCACGCCTGCGCCGAAAAAGCCCAGGGTGTAGTCCGCCAGCTTATAGCTGCCATCTTCTTGTCGCTCGGGAATTTTGATGTTTGCCCCGAATGTCATTTCTCCTAATTGCATTGTTTTGCGTCCTCCTTACGATCTGATACCCTCCGGCGGCGTGGGCTATCGGCAAACCCGTCCGCGGGAGACGCACCGGGCCTGAATCCTGTTTATACTCGCCCGGTCGAGTTGCTAACGTGCTGTTGTGGGTTCGTTAGGTCATTCACATCACCTCCGTGCGAAAGGAGACAGCAGAGGGCGGTGAGCAGAAGCAGCGTTTTGTCGGACATATCAGGTGGTCTGTGTATATCAAAAAGGAGATTATAAACTCTGCCCATCGGACACCGGCCCAAGATGCCGCCCTCTGCTCTCCCCTTTCGTACGGGGAGTTACTGCACTTTGTATTTACAATCGTCGTACTTATGGCGGCGGGCAGCCTTTACCCTGGGCTGATCCGCTGTCTTATCCTCTACCATGGAGGCCATGCTCCGCACCAGTATGAGGGGGGCGTGGCCGTCGGCGGCGGTCGCCATGAGGCGCCCATCCCTGCACATGGCGCGTATAGTGCCGGGGTCTACGTTGATGATCTCGGCCGCCCGCTTGGTGGTGACATACTCGCCGTGCATCTTCACCATGCGCTCCTCCAGCGCTTCGACGCTGTTTATGCGCTCGTCCACGGCGGCGGTTATCATGTCCCGCAGGAGCTTGTCAAAGTTATCCATGGCGGTTTCCTTTCTGTGGTATAATCAAAAGTAAAAAGGGGTTTTATGCTGAGTTTTGCTTCTTTCCGTATTCTTGTTTACGCTTATTTTCATCGGGGCTTCGGCGTATCCGATGTTGACCGTATCGTGGGCAGAAAGTTCACACAGGGCTGTATAAACCAGCTGTATAACAAGAACTTGATATCCGTCAGGTACATCGCCGAAGGCCGTAACGGGCTTTTATTGCTCATAACGCAAGACGGTCGCGGTTTCCTGCAAAGATCACTTGTCGGTGCGCTGGTTACAGCAGTTTCTCTATCGCTTGCAGTATTAGCCCTAATATGACGAGCGCTCCGAGCACGAATATTTGCGTTTGCGTCCGCCTGATTTCTTCGTAAAGGCTCAGCAGCTTCTTGTCCGCGTCCTGCTCTTCCCATTTGCACGTCCACTTGTCTCTAAACATGGTGCCGCTCACCTCCTATGCGGTTTGTTCGTTTGTCCTTACGTTTTGCGTAAGTTGGTTTGCAAAAAAAATGTCCGTCGCTTCTTGTCTGCTGTCACATACGTATTCGGCAATTTTAACCATCACATCATACGGTATTTTACTCGGTATCGATAGGTATTTCGCCAGAGTATTTCGGTCTATCCCCAGCGTATTTGCCAATGATGATATCGTATAATTCTTTTCGGTCATTTTCCCCCTAAGTTTGGGGACATTGATTTCGTACAACCTTTCCGCCTCCGTTTCTTACGTATTGCGTAAGTTTATAATAGTCCTGTCGCGCCCAAAAGTCAATACGTGGCGCGAAAGTTTTTTTGCATTTTGAGTAATTTTTGTTGCATTCCAAAATAAAGAAGTATATTATAGTCTTACGAGGAGGATAGCAAAATGGTTTTGGAAGAAAGAATGAGGAATCGCAGGAAAGAATTGGATTTAACCCTCGCCGATATCGCAAAGGCAGTTGGTGTCTCAGAGGCCACAGTGCAGCGATGGGAAAGCGGCAAGATTAAGAATTTGAGGTATGAACGTATTCCCGCCCTTGCAGTTGCTTTGCATACTACGCCGGCCTATCTAATGGGCTGGGAAGATATCCCAGAAGAAACCACCTCCAGTAAAGCTATGCTAAAGGCGGTCGTTGACGGCATGACCGAAGAACAAGCCGCTCTGTTTCTGGCGACTTGGCAAGCAGCAAAAATGCCAAAGTGATTTCCTCTATCGTCATTCCATCTATGATTTCCTTTAATTCTTCTTTTTTCGTCATTTGTTTCTACCTCCAAACACTTGTTCTGTTTTGATAATAACACTTTAGATTCAAAAAGAAAGGGGGAATTTGTATGAGAGTACCATAAGGGGGACTGTGCTCAACAATGTTGCACAAATCGTGCCTCAGATTCGCCTTTAACCGGCAGAGGGAGCGGGAGCCGCTCACCTCCGCCTCGGCCAGAACGGCGGAGAAGCTTCGTGGGAGCCGCCCCGGTCTGAATTAAGCATATCTCGTTCCCTTGGTTTTTTAAAGCCACAAATAGTATCCTTTCAGGGTAAAAATTGTTTAAATGGGGGGTAAAATAATGGACTTTGAGCGATTACAGGAGCTTGTGCGGCAATCCGGTAAGACGCAGCAGGAGATCGCGGACGAATGCGGGCTGTCGCTCGCTACTGTCAAAAAGGTGCTTCACGGGCAAACATCAAATCCCGGCGTAGATACGCTGATAAGGATATTAAATACCATTGGCAAAAGTCTGCGGGATATAGATTCTGACTTTGTGAGAGTTCCGCAAGGATATAGTAAAGAGGATTTATACGAAGAACTTATCGCCACTAACAAGGAGCGTATAAACGATCTGGTAGCCGAAGGGCGGCGTAAAAGCATTCAATTGCCCCTGTTGTCAGGTGTTTCCGTGTTATTGATGGTGGTTTTAAGCGGAATATTTATCATAGATAGCAGATATCCGAGCATGGGGCTGATACGCCCCGAAACTAAGCATTTATCGACAATAGCAGGGGGTATAATGCTGGTTTTCGCGATATTCGCAGGCTTTCTCATATACATCAGCATAAAAGAATGGAAAAGGTTAAAATAGGAGGGTTTGGTCAATGGGTATGATACATCAGTGCTCTCAGTGTGGGAAAAAGGGGTTGTTCTTGCCGCTCAACAACCTTGGGCACTGTGAGGAATGTATAAAAAAGAATAAGGCGGAACGAGACGAGCTCAAGGCAGAGCAGGATGAGCGCGAAGCGAAACAGATCAAATGCGAGGCGGCGCAGGACGTGCCGCTCATCGCCGAAACGGAAATTACAGACGACGAGGCAGAGAAAAAGGAGGAAGTTGAAAATATGGAAAATACCGGTGTTCGCAAACCGAATGTATCTGAAAAGGACTGGCTTACTACGCTGCTTTTATGTATATTCCTGGGTGGCTTGGGTATACATCGGTTTTACGTCAACAAGCCGCTCACGGCTGTTCTTTGGTTGCTGACTGCCGGCTGCTTTGGTGTTGGTGTTATCATAGATATATGCAGTATAGCCAGCGGCAGTTTTACGGACGGCGACGGGGCTGTGATCCTCTCAGAAAAGCAGCGGGACAGGGCACACGGCTCTGGTGTGCAGGACGCGCCGCCCGTTGATGCCGTCGAGCAGCTCCGCAAGCTGGGTGAATTGCGGGATAGTGGTATCCTGAGTGATGAGGAGTTTGCGGCGAAGAAGTCCGTATTGCTCGGCAAGATAAAATAAAAAATCCCCCGGCTGTTGGCGCAGCGCAAGGGGGATCAGAGGTGGATGCTTCTCCGCCTCCGATTTTAGCATAACGGGAGGTTTTTGTAAATGGCAAGGCAAAGCGACGGGAGGTATAGGGCTAAAGTAACCGTCGGTAAGGATATGAACGGCGGCAGCGTGATAAAATATGTATCCGGGCGCACAAAGAAGGAGCTGGAGGCCGCGAAGGAGGCGGTCAAACAGGAGTTCATCACCGGGCGCACCGCGCAGAAGGACGCGCTTTTCGGCCCATACGCCATACAGTGGTATAACGTCTACAAAAAGCCGAACATAAAGGAATCGGCACAGAGCGGATATAAGACGGCACTCAACAAGCACATATTGCCTGTTCTGGGGGACAAGCGGCTCACCGCAATATCCACTATGGATTTGCAGGAGCTGCTTAACTCCAAGGGCGATACGTGCGTAACCATAATCGAAAATATACACCATGTGTTAGAATCCGTCTTTAAGCGGGCATACTCCGAGGGGATAATCCAGCGGGACGTGACCGTGGGGCTGGTCAAGCCCACGAAAGAAAAGTCAAGCCGCCGGGCGCTGACGGAAGCGGAGGAAGCGGCGGCAAAGAAGCTGATGCAGGAGGAAAACGGCCTGCTGGTGGCATTGCTATACTATACCGGAATGAGGCTCGGCGAAGCCCTCGGCCTGCAATGGGAATGTGTAGATTTCAAGAAGAAGGTCATACACGTCCGGCAGCAGGTCAATTTAAGGAAGGGCATGATAACCCCACCCAAGACGAAGGAGAGTATACGGGATATACCCCTGCCGGACGAGCTGGCGGAAATACTCGTGCGGGGATTCCCGCAGGCGTTTGTATTCCCCGCCCCCGATGGAACGTACTATCGCAATTCCTCTTCAAATAGGCTATGGCGTTCGCTGATGGAGCGCATGGCAGAGTTGGGGCCCGACATAGAAACGAGAGAGGACGGCGCCTCTATCCTCACGCCGCACTACTTCCGGCACAATTACGCCTCCATACTCTATAATGCCGGCGTTGACGTGCTTTCCGCGCAGAAATTCCTCGGCCATGCCAACGTAAAGGTGACGCTTGAAATTTATTCACACCTTTCAAAGGAAAAAGAGGACGCGAGTGCGGGCGCAGTTATGGACGCTTTCAAAAAAAGGTTGCCGGAAAGTTGCCAGAGCGAAAGCACAAAATGAGCACAAGCAAGCAAAAAAGCCCTGAATACCTAAGAAAAACGCCCGTGCAACACAGGCGTTTTTGATGTTTGGTATCCGGCGGCTACCCGTTTTTTATTCAGTTCCTTGCAGTTTCTCGTCCGTAAAAAGCGGCTGTTTATCTATATTTTTCGTTTACGCTCGTTTTAGGGCTTGAAATAAAAGGTTGCCAGAAAGTTGCCGGAAGGTTGCCAGTTACGCAGTAAAATATTTTTCAACCTTGAAATCCTTACCGTCTATATCGTTAATGAAATCTTTTGCAAGGCTGAAATAAAACTCCGGGTCTTCTCCTCTGCCTACCATTTCGGCGGTATCGTGACTGTCGTTGTAGTACATATTCATGCACAGATAGTATTTGCATACCGCCGTTATGCCCTTCGTCGCCAGAAACGCCTTGATGGTATCATAGTCCCATTTTTGACCGTATGGGCGCATACCCTTGACTATCTGCCGCGCCTCTTCGGGAGTTATCCGATATGCTATCTCTTCGAGGCAATACATTGTTTCTTTGTATACCTCCGGCAGACGGTCCTTTACCGTGTGCATCATATCAGAGAGCGCATCGGTCACTTCCGTCATATCGGTGTGCCTTTCGGATATCAGGCGTATGATCTCCTTAAAGCTCATTACTCTGCGCCTCCGTCAATGCTGGCAAGCCCCTGAGTGCAAGCGGTTTTGCCAAGCATTTTAAAACTGCCGCCCGTGGCGTTGGTCTTGACGATGGTAGCATACCTGGTGCGGGTGCGTATGGCGCAAGCTGTGACCTGGGCGCAGCAGTTATTTATCAGCGGATACTGCTCCGTGCCGGCGCCTATGGTGACGAGCACGGGCGCGGTTATAGTGGTAGCCGCCGGGATAGACTGAGCTACCACGATGCAGTATTTCTGATTGTCGTTATAGTTGCCTGCCGGGAGGTTGATTATCAGCCCGGTTCCCGCCGTGAAGGTAACGGCCTGGGAGATTATAAGGTTGGGGCAGAGTTTGCATACATTTTTACAAGCCATTTTTTATGCTCCTTTCAAAAATCAAGGGGCAGCATACGCCGCCCCGATATATCACGGCATAGCCGGAATTAGCAGCAGCAGCCGCAATTATTACCACAGAAGGGAGAGTTCCCCGCGTTGTAGGTGTAACCGTTGGGATAGCGGACTACTCCGTACATGCGGTTATCCATCTCAAGGCTGGACACTTTGTCCCTGAGAGCCTGCATTTCGTTCGCCTGTATCAGGGAGCGGGTGGCCTCGGCCTCGGCGTGGATAGCGGTGGTTATGTCGCAGGTGTTCTGGTTCATCTGCGCTGAGAGGTTGGCTATACCGAGCCTCTGTTCACAGCAGCAGTTTGCGAGCTGGCTGGACAGGTTTCGGCCTTCGGTGGTGATAGCGTTGTTCAGCGCGAAGGCGGAATCGCATATACCGTTGCCGATGTTAGTCAAGCGGTCATTGATCTGGCCGAAGTGCTGACCGAAGAGAATTTCCTGCTGAGACGCAGCGGTGGCATACTGTCCAAATTCGCCCTGGCGGTTCCAGCCGCCAAAGCCGCCGCCCATCATAGCAAAAAGTATGATAAGGGCGAATATCCAGAAGCCTCCGTTGAAGCCGCCAGTCTTGCCATCAGTTACCGCGGCTATATCCGCGAGAGAGGGCATATTATCCATAGTTCTAAAGTTCCTTTCGATTTATATTCCAATCCCGCGCGCGCTTCGGGTAATGGTCTATCTTAATTCAGAAAGAATATCCTCGGGGTCTATCCCGTATTGCTTGCAGGCCGCATAAAACATCTGTTTAGGGTCGCCGTTGCCTATCATCTGCTTTATCTTCTGCATTTGTCCGGGAACGGACATCAACTGTTTAGCCTGCGCTATCATTTGTGGGTTGAGCTTCCTCGGACTTCCTCCGCTTAGCATTTGTAGTATCGGGTTTGGCATTTATCATTTCCTCCAATCTGGCTATTCTCTGTTCAAGGCCGTTCACATCGACAGGCGGAGCGGGTTTATACGGGGTTATGCTATAAGGCGAGAGAGAGGGGAACCCCGCCCCGTCCGTTGTTTTAAGCCACACTATGGGGGCCGTTTCGTCCAACAGAAGAACGGAGCTATTAGGGGGCATTTGATACGCCTTTGCGCCGCCCTCGCCGTTCACTTTGACTACTTCGGTTCGCTGATATTGGGTTTGCTGGTTAAAATAAGGTTGGTATGGATACACTGTTTCACGCTCCCTTCTACCTGAATTTTGGCATAAAAAAAGAGCCGATAGGATTGCTCCCATCGGCTATTTATCGGCTATTTACAGTGCGTTTTCAGTTGTTTTTCGGCGGCCTTGCACCGCCTGCGTATCTGGTCATATTCAAGGGGTATTTCAAATTTAAGCTGGTACTCGCCCGTCAGAGCGTCGTATGGCACCCCGTCTAAAAGGCGGCGGGTTATCAGCCAGCGGTCTTTTTCGTTATGTATCCATTCGTGTATGAGTGCTTCCCATTCCGTGCGGGAGCGGGAATTAAGTAATGCTTTATCCATTTCAAAGGGGCCCGCTTCTCCAAAAGCCTATACCTCCTTTATAAAAATGCGCCCCCCAATTAAGGGGGGCGATTGAAAGGGAATCCCATCCGGGGGCTACTGTTTGTTGTAGTTTGCCGAGGATATGCCCAGTACCGCGCCCAGGAACGTGTCAACGGCGGTGATGGTGCCAACTATCTCTTCGGGATAGGGAAGGTTCCAGATGCCCGCAAGGGCAAAATAGAGGGTGCCTATGGCGGGGAGCCAGATCAGGGCGATTGCCTTGAGAATGTCGTATACCTTGTTCGAGAGTTTCATGTTTTTTCCTCCTTTAGTTGTTGTGTGCTTCAAGCCTGTCCAGCCGGTGGTGGGCGCTTTTCGCGCTCTCCTCCACACGAGCCACGCGGCGGTCTATATCCTCGATCTTGCTGGCCTGCGCCCGCATATCGAGTTTGATATCGTCCACGCCGCGCTTGATGTAGTCCACGTCCGATTTAAGCGCGGTGTCAACGGCGGTGTCGTGTGTCGCCGCGTCAACCGCGTCCTTCCTCGCGGTCTTTATGTGAGCCAACCAGCCCAGCAAAATGCCGCTCAGTCCCGTTACGATTGCCCATATCCATTCTTTGGTCATGGGTGCTCCTCCTTATTTTTTTAGTGTGCCTACATAGATTTTGCCGTCCACGGATACGGTAGCCTGTAACACCTCCGGCAGTTCCGTTTCCCCGGCGTTTGCATAGTCGCCCGCAAACCTCTGTATCGCCGCAATGGTGTTTTTGCCCGCTATGCCGTCCGCGTCCCCCGCGTCATAGCCCAGAGCGTTGAGGGCGGTCTGCAATGCCTTGATATCGTCGCCCCTCATCATGGGGGTAGTCAGGGTTATGGTTTTCCGTACCTTTACCTCCTTCTCTTCCTCCTGCTGGAGCATGGCAAGCCGCCCCCAGTGCGTCCAGTTGCCATCGGACAGCTTGCGCTTACATACGCCATCGTCGCGGCCTTTCGCCTCTATGGTGTAGCCGTCGCCGACATATACGCCAACGTGAACCATTTTCTTGCTGCTTTCGCTGTACTTGAATACGAGGTCGCCCGCACACATGGGGGTTTTCCCGGCGTAGCCCCTGTTTTCGCCGCACATACGGTAAAGCCCCTGGGCGTTGGTGTCGCCCTTCATCCAGTGCTTTATGTCGCTGATGTAGTGTACGATGAGGCCGGAACAGTCGAACGCATAGAGAGGCCGTTTTTCGGCCTTCTCCATGAAATATGTGGCGCGGTTGTAATTGACGTCGCTGGTTTCGCGCCGTTCTATCCATGCGTAGGGGTCGCTCATGCTGTCAACCTGCTGCCCCTGCGCACCCCAGACGTACATATCCCCCACATGGCTTTCGAGGTATTCTATAAAGCCTGTTACTCTGCTCATCTGCGTTTACCTGCCACAAAGAGGCCAAAGCTTATCAGGGAGAGGGGGACGGCAAAGGCTATAATAGATATATCGCCGGTCTTGGGTATCACCACGGGATTTTTTGCAATGGGCTGCGCGGCGGGCTGCGCGGCGTTAAAATAGTAGGTTTTGCTTACAGTCCTGTTTTTCTGCATGGCGTTGTAGAGTTCCTCTGCCGTGGTGGCGTTTTCGTATGCCATGTCTTTGACGGTTATACGGAGGGCGGCGGGCTGGTCGGTAACTATGCCGCTCAAGTAATATGTTCCAGCCTCCAATCTCAGGTCGTTTGTGTCCAGCTTTACGCCGTCCAGTTCGATTATAAGTTCCATGTCGGTCAGGTCGAAAAACCGGGGTATGCCCAGGTCAACCTTGAGTAGGAAAAGCTCGTTATTGACGTAGGTTTTGGATACCGCCTTGCCGGTCTGGTAGTCCAGCGCGGTTATATCCAGAGTTACGGGGTCTGCGGCGTAGGCTATGGTGCAAATGCACAGCATGAGCATTACCGCGAGGATACAAGTGAGTTTTTTCATAATGTTTTCCTTTCTTTTTAGAGTTTTATGCAGCGGTTCTCGAACTTCTTATATGCATCGAGGTACACTTCGTTTTTGTCGCCGTTGCAGGTGACCTCGTAATACATACCATCGGGGAGTGTGGTGGATACCAGTGTCTTCCAATTCTGGAGGGTCTTGCAGTGCCAAACAACATAGGTATCAGTCATGTCGATCTCTATGCCGTCCGTCTTGTCGAGGTGCTCGTTTACATAATCTCTCACGATTTCACGAGCTTTGAGTGTGTAGTCCATAATTCTTTTCCTTTCTTTATTTTTGTTTTTTAATTATGAAAAAAGAGCCGTGCGGCTCCTTATTCCGTGTATTCGCTCCATTTGGAGCTGCCCGCCTTGGGCTTGTAGACGGTGGACTTGATGTGCTGCTCGGTGCATTGCCACGTTTTGCCGTTGTAGGTAACTATGGTATCCACCTCTATCACCGTGCCGTCCTCGATGTCGCCCCACGCGGGATAGGTCACGGTCTGCACCGCCCAATATGTGCCGAGGTTTGCGGCAGGGGGCTTGTTGCGGCTGTATTTGAGGGCGACATACCCGCCCTCAACCGTGTCTCCTGCTATATAGCGGGTCTCAGCGTCCCACGGTGCGCCCTGGGTGGGGGTGGGGGTAAGCCCCGCCCGCGCCGCCGTCAGCACCTCTACAAGATCGGTCTCGTGCGCCTCGATTTCCGCTTTACGCACGGCTACCAGCGCCATAAGTTCACTGCGCGTCATTCACATTCACCCCCAGCTCCGCAAGCGCGTCTATATAGTCCTGCGTGGTGGCCTGCGCCTCATGCTCCGTCCAGCTCTGGACTATCGCTTCGCCGCTGTCCTCCCAGCTCTCGGTATAATAAAAGCCCTCCTTTGAGGGCATGGGGGAACGGGTCACGGGCTTATAGCCCAACTCCTTTATCACCGCGTCGTCATTGGTGGAGAGGTGCGCCCCTGCTGGGTGCGTCACACCGTTGATTATAAGCGGCGACTGCAACTCAACCGGCAGGCGTAAATATTCGGGATACTCCCCCGCCAGCTTGGCATAGTTTGTGTTTAACATTGTACCTCCTTTTTTTACTAAACTGTAAATTCCGCATACCTGAAATAGTATGTAGTTTGGTACATACGCAATGATATATCGTTGCGTATCATAGACTTTGGAAATGCATACCTGAAAGTCGTTGACTCACCGGGACTCATTCCAGCCACTTGTTCACCATTTATTTTTACAAAAATCGCATAACCTTCATATGCTGTTCCGGTTATAGTAATCACGGATTCTTTTGTTATTGCAAAAACTTTCGCGCCAACAAACTTTTCGCCATATACAACTGACACCCCATCAACTGTAAGCGTTAAATTGTATTCAAATGTCTGCGCTGCTGCAACAGATAATTTATATTCGCTTTTCTGTTTAATCATCCTGCGCCGTAAGGCAAACTGCAAGGGTATCATAGCGCACAGGCGCTTTTTATTTTACGGAGGCTGCCCCCCCCCCGATAGAATTATTTTCATAGTGTGCTCCTTTTTTTATATTGGTATCGTGAGTGTGATATAGCCGTCGCCACCTTTTAAGACTCCCGGGCTATGACCCCCATTAGGTGAACCGCCGCCTGCACTGTTACCATAAGAATTGTATCCACCTTTTTTACCATTTGGGGTACCGCCATAGCCACCCTGACCAAAAGCAGATGTAGCGCTACCACCACCCCCGCCAGTGCAAGTGTAACCAAAAATTGAAGTATTACCTCCAGACGAAGCGTATCTCCAAGTGTCATCACCCTCACTAGTCCAGAGGGTGCCCTTCCCTCCTTGTCCAATAGTAACATCGTAAACGCCACTTTTAATAGTGTAGTTTGTTATGCTTTGGTTTCCTCCACCGCCACCTCCACCAGCAGCATAACTATGATCGGCTGCTCCACCGCCTCCAGCTAACAGGTAAACATCTGCCACCACCGAACCACTAACATCCAATGTGCCAGAAGATGTAAGTTTTATAACGCGCTTTGAGCCTTCTATCTTGTCTGTAAATTGGCCTGTGTAGGCAAATTCAAAAGCGCCGCCACCGCCCATCAACCTCCTTCGTAGCATACCTATCATGCGCTCACAACCTCCTGCACCGCCCACACACCGTTGTATACGTCAAATTCGTAGGTCTTATTCGCCTCTATTGCGGGAGCCGCGCCAATGAATGTACCACTAAATGACACTGATACACTACCACCAGTAGTAAATTTACCGTGCGCCCAGCCGGATGTTGGCGGGGTAAACACATACGTACCTACAGGAGAGGATACGTTATATATAGTGTTTTCGAAGAGAGGAATAGTAGAGCCAGATAAGTTTTCGTTGATGCTGGGCGATTTCACAAAGTCGTAATTGACAATATTCCAGTAATTATTTGGGGATGAATTAAGTGTGACAATACCATCAAAGGATAAATAACCCATTTGTATAGTGGTTGCGTCTTGAATCCCAATCAACGTCATAACCGCTATATCGCCCGATGCAAAACGACCTATAATATTCTTATTAGCATTATACGCAGCATATATTTCCGCTAATGTTTTATCAGGTGTGAACGTGCCTTTCAAAAGTCCTGCTGTATTTTCTGTGAATGTTACAACAAATGCCTTTGCATCGTCTGGTGTAGCGTAGTCCGTGCCCTCTACGGCCTGTACCACTTTACCACCCGCACCCTTGAGCAGGCCATTAATGGCAGTCGCGGTGTTAGCCGTTATTTCGTTAGGACCAGCGGGACCCTGTTCGCCCGGTGTGCCGGGGTCGCCTTTCGCTCCTGTATCACCCTGCGGGCCTTTGATGCTGGTGCTTGCGGGGTTATCCAGTCCGCCGTTGTTGCTCCATGAGAGTATGCCCTCGGCAGAGACAGCGGGGGTAAAATACGGGCCGGTGTCGCCCTTGGGGCCTTGGATACCCTGTGGGCCTTGCTCACCCGTATCACCCTTCGCGCCGGGGTCGCCTGTCGCGCCTTTTTCGCCTGTGGCTCCTTTTTCGCCCTGCGGGATGCCGAACTCAAAATCAAATACCTTTGCGGTGTCCGCGCCGCTTGCCGTTATCTTTACGGTGGCGGCGGCTCCGGCGGTGAGGGTGTTTGCTGTGGCGGTAGGTGTGCCAAACCCTGCGGCTGTGCCGGGGTCGCCTTTTGCGCCGGGGTCGCCCTTTGCTCCGGGGTCACCCTTGGCTCCCTGCTCTCCTTGTATGCCTTGTTCGCCTTGTATGCCTTGCGGGCCTTCGGGGCCTTGGATACCTTGTTCGCCCTGTATACCACGTTCACCCTGCGGGCCTTTTATGTTGGCGTCGGGGGGATTAGCGAGGCCGCCGTTATTGCTCCATGAGATAACGCCATCAGTGGATACCGAGGGGGTAAAGTAGGGGCCGGGGTCGCCCTTTGCTCCAGCGTCTCCTTTCGCTCCCTGATCTCCCTTTGCGCCCTGCTCACCAGTCGCGCCCTGTTCGCCCTTGGGAACGCCGAACTTAAAGGCAAATACCTTTGCAGTATCTGCGCCGGAAGCTGTCACCTCTACAGTAGCGGGGGCTCCCGCGTCAAGGGTGGTCGCCGTGGCGGTAGGTATGCCGAATCCTGCGGCTGCGCCCGTGGGGCCTTGTTCGCCCCTTGCGCCCGTGTCACCCTTCGCGCCGGGGTCGCCCTTGGGGCCCGTATCGCCTTTAGGGCCAGTGGGGCCCTGCTCACCTTTTGCGCCCTGCAAGGGGCCGTTGTTTACCCACTTGGAATTTACGCCGTCCCAGATATATATATCATACGGTTCGCCCGCGCCCACGCCGTAAGCGTCACCAGCGGAGGGGTTAGATACTCCGGCTTGTAATGCCGAGAGAGAAGCGTAATAGCCCAACACGGCAAATCCTTCGCCCGTGTCGCCTTTGGCTCCCTGTGCGCCCTGTGGCCCCCTTATATTGACTGTGGCGGGGTTTTCCAGCCCGCCGTTATTACTCCACGATAAATCGCCGTCAGCGGTCACAGATGGCGTATAGTGCGCTCCTGCGGGGCCTCGTTCGCCCGTGGCTCCCGTATCACCCTTGGGGCCCGTTTCTCCCTTGTCTCCGGGGTCGCCTTTAGGGCCTTGGATACCCTGTTCACCTTTGGGGCCAGTGGGGCCCGTTGCTCCTGCGGCTCCCGTGTCGCCTTTATCGCCTTTCTTGCCTTCGGGGCCTTGGGGGCCGACGGGACCGGGAGTGCCGTCCTGCCACGCCGAGCCGCTTGCAGTTCGAGTGAGCACCTGCCCCGGCGTTCCGCCCGCCGGCAATCCCCCTCCACCGGAACCGCCGCCGCTCTGCGCCGCCTCGTTTATGGCCGCTACAAGGGTATTCTTGTCCGCGGTGGTCAGCTCGTCCATGTCGCCGATTTTTGCAAGGAGTTGTTCGTACTGCGTCAGGGATATATCCGGCAGTTCGCCATCCGCAGCGCCGAACGGCAGTACGTCAAACCATACCGGGCCCGCCGTCACGCGGCTGTCGGCCTTTATGCCGGATAGTTTCAGTTCCCAGCGTCCTGCAGTGAGGTTTATTCCCTGCTCTGCAGTGATTTCGCCACTTGCGAGCTCCGCGGTTATGGTCTTATCTCCGCATACAAAATAGGCCGTGATAACGCGGCCCTTCCAGTCGGCGTCAAACGCAAATTTTGCAGTCAGATAGTTTATGCTGTCCGCCACCACAATGGGTGTGCGCAGCATAATCCTCTGCCCGCGTATAATGCCTGTAAGCATAGTCGCCCTCCTACAGTTTGTATTCTATGACATAAGTGCCGGATATTTTATTCACTTTTACCCGGTCGCCCGCTTTCAACGAGAGCGCGGCGTTATATTTATAGTGTTTCTGTGTAGCGGTAGTTTCTCCGTCAAATTTGAGCGTGGCTTTGCCGCCGGACACCGCCACCACAGAGGCAAATTTCGCCGCTGATGGCCTGCGCTTTTGTAAAAACAGTGCTTCCTGCTCCTGATATATCACACGAACACCACCTTTTTTGCCTGATGCTCCATGAGGGCGCCAGGGCGTATCTCTATTTTCCAGTCGGTTTCCTCGTATACGCCCACCAGCTCCCCGTTATACAGCGCGATAACATCTCCTACGCCATGGGTCGGGTTTACGGCCGTGTAAAATTTGATTTTTTGCGTTGTAAACATGGATTTCACAGCAAGATTATCCGCGTATTTTTGCAGCGCCGTCTGGCTTGCTATATTATCCAGTTCAACCGGCGTCGCCAATATGCGCCGCCCCCTGCGTACCGTGGACAAAGCGGAGATCATGCTGTCATTTATGCCCGTTGCGGTCATGGGGTTGTCATAGTCAGGGTTAGATACGTTGACGATGAAAACGTTGGGGGCCTCATATATGTCCATTTCCTCTGTGTATTCCGGGGCGATAATACTATATTCGTCGTCCCGATACTCCTGGTCTATGTTGGAGCTGGACGGAGCCTCGTACCTTTCAAGGCGGGCTACCCCATCAAAATCAAACCAAACATCCGAAAAGTTTATTTCGGACAGCAGTGCATTGATGATGGTGAGATATTCCGTTCCTATTTCCCAATCCTCACGGTCTGTGGCAAGAGTGTCCTCGCAATCGTCCATCCGTATGCGCGGTATTCCGGCCTCCCTGATAAGGCTCTGTATCGCGGTCATGTATGGCGTCCCCGCCGCAATATAATACCGGGTTTCGGTTTTGGTCTGTTTGAGCCTCAGCGCGCGGTCGTATGCCTCTATGGTGTCCTCATCCTTGCCGTATTTAGTGTGTTTTGTGGTCAGTGTGCCTATCATGTATACGCCGAGAGGATACTCTACGCCGTCCTTGATGTAATACGGCCTTATTTCATCGTTTAGATAATCCACATTGTCGTTATGCTCGAACACGCCGTACATGGAGGTTTTTATTTCGCCATCGGCAGCCATGGTGACAGTGGGATAGCTATCTCCCACCGCCGCCAGATTGTGCTCTGTAACAGCCCCGTTGTGTATCACCTCAAAGCGGCTGGCTACTATACTCAGTGTATCAGTCATACTCTATTCTCTCCATGTTGTCCGTTTGCTGTATGCTGCATGAGTAGGCGCTGAAAAACTGATCTACGCTCAGCTCATATGCCATAAGCGGGCCGGTAAAGAGGCGGTTGTGTTGATCTCTATATACCACGGTCTTGCCCAGCAGCCCCTCAAAAGCCACCGCCTGCGCCGCATTGTTAAAGGCAGCGTTAAAACTGTATATTTTGGTTATTTGCTGCGAGGTCTCAGCCACGGGGTACCGCCGCCCGGCGTAAAACTGATACGCTACATCCTGATACGCCGACACGCCCAGCGGGCTATTCTGCGCGGTGGAATATTCCAGCCGCAACCATTGCATTTCGCCCAGCGCCGCTATCTCCGGCGCGTCTACCGAAAGCGTGACCGTGACCTCATTGGACATGGAGTAACTGTCTCCAGCAACGCCGCGCACTTTATATTTGTGCGTCCCTATGGCCATCTGGTCGGTATAGGTATGCCCGGCGGTTTTGGCTATGGGGATATCGTCGCGGTATACGTAGTAAGCCTCGTGATTCGTTTCCGTCCATGCGAGGGTGGCCTTCTCCCCGCCCGTGGCAAAGAGCGTTATTGCCGCGCCGGGGGTGTTGGTGACGGTTATCGTCTGTGTTGCCCATTCAGACCACAATCCAAATTCGTTTTGTATTCTTACTCCCAGTGTGTGGTTCCCATCTTCCAAGTATCTCTTTACGGTATATGTTTTCTGTGTTCCGTAAGCTCGTGCCACCGTAATTCCATCCACCATAATCTGGTAGGCGCGCTGATCGAGTGATATCCATTCCATCTTAGGCCGAGGCGATGTTGCAACGCTTAATGACGGGGCTTGTGGTGCACCTTGCGCAATAAATAATGCAGTTTCGCTCCACTCACTTGTTGTGGGTATTTCGTTGTTATTCGTTACTCTGACGCGCCATTTTACCTCACCGCCCGCAAACGTATTTGCCGCCACGGTGCAATTGTGTTCTGTTGATTCTCCTGAGGCAGCCGTCGTCCACTCTTCATGTGCAATATCTCGGTATTGCAATTCATACGATGCCTGTTCTCCGCCCGTGTCGTCCTCATAGCTCCATTCAAATTTTATGGCAGTTAAGCTGTCTTCGTATGTGCCGATTGGAGCAAGCGGCGTAGTGACAGGCTTCCCATCTTTTGCCGTTACGGTGAGAAATGGCGGATTGTCGCCGCCTATAGCTTCAAATTTGATTTGCGTGAGTTTTTGCGCGGCGGTTTCGAAAATTTTTACTTTTGTACAACCTGTTGCTAAATCTATATCTCTGCCAATAGGCGTTGTCAGGTACTTACCTGCGCTGCCGCTCACAAGCCACGTTGACGAATCGGTGGTAGCCGCCGTCCCTGAGTTATACGCATTATATGTAACGGCATCTTTGTCCCATTCCGTCAGTTTTCCCACTGTGAATTTTATACCTGCATCGTCCGATGTGGATCCTGTTTTGAGCTGATTATATACTTGCGTAATATACAGATTGAGCCTTATTGTTGTTACTATCTTGCTTTTTATTTCCGCCAAATCGGAGGAATCAAAGCCGATTAGGACTTCGCGTACTGACTTGAACGTTCCGTTTGTGTCCGCTTCGCCGTAGACTATTTCAGAGCCCGTAGAAGAATATCCGCTGTCGGGCGATTGCGGATATATGTTCGCCATTTTTGTGGCGTTTATTGTGTATGTATACTCCGCCATCGTTACCCTCCGTACCCCATCCGCACGCTGCGTCGGTAGTTGTTCGCCATGTCGATGAGTTTTTGTATATCGCTTATCTGCGACATATCAACTCTGATGTTAAAAGTGTCGCCGCCCACGCCGCGGCTCTCCTGATTCGTAAGCACCTGACTGCCCTGCGGCAGATTGACCAGCTCCGGGCCGTTTTCGCCCACCCAAGTCAGGCCGCCGCGCCAGTTGTCGGTGCCGGCGGCGTTATGCGCCACGCCGCCCATCCAACGCCCGAAGCTGCTGTCTGTGCCGTTAAAGACGTTGGCTATGCTCTGTATATTCGAGGTGTCAAATCTCTTCTGCCCGAAGGAGAAAAGATAATCCAGCGTGTCTGTAAGCGCTCCCACAGCGTTTACGACCACCTTCACCGCGTCCGCGAACAGGGCCAGTACGCCGCCAATCGCCTGGAATACCGGCTTTAGCAGGTTGAGTATATCCAGCACCGGCTCTAACGCCTGTAACAGGTTGCCCGCCAGTTCGATGATTGTGCCGAAAAGGTCAACCAGCCCCGTATCCGCCGCAAACTCCGCAAATTGCATCGCAAGGTCGCCCACGATCTGTATTACCTGTTCGAGGGCCGGTGCAAAAGCAGCCGCAACTTTGCTTTTCGCGGCTTCCATTTTTGCCTCGAACATTCCGAGCGAATCGCTGAGAGAGGCCAGCTTTTGTATGTCCTCGTCCTTCACGATGGGCGCTGCCGAGGCTACCTGTTCTATTGCCCTGCCGTATTTTTCAAGCATGGGGATAACGGCTTCTTCGCCGGTCGTTCCCAGCAGTTTTGAGGCTATTGCATTTCTATCGGTTACGTCGGACATCTGTGCCAGAGCGCTGTATACCTCTGTAAAAAGCTGTGCCTGTGATTTCATTGTGCCGTCGGTGTTTGTCACCGATACGCCGAGGCGGTCGAACATTTCCGCCGCTTCGCCGGAGCCGCTGGCGGCGTCCTGTGCTTTCTCGGCAAGGGCGGAAAGGTCTCCCTTAGCCTGATCCATCGAGTAACCCACGGACTGCATGACATAATCGAGCTGCTGATATGATTCGGTGGACATGCCAAGCTGAGATGAACCGCTCTCGATTTCTTTGGCCCATTCTGCCTGCTGCACCGTCAAGTCGATAAGCGCTTTTTCTACCACCACTATCGCGGCGGCTACCGCCGCAAACGTGCCTATCAGCGCCATGGATTGACCGTCTATCTTCACCATCCCGTCGAGGGTTCCCTTGATGTCGTCCGGCAGGCTTATTCCAAATTTGCTGCCCAGTTCGTCGAGCGCATCGCCCAGCCCCTTGCTGTTGTCCCCAGCATTATCAGCCCCATCGCCGTACTCTTTCAAGGCTTCCGTGTTGTTTTTCAGCTCTTTTTCGGCTTTTATGAGCGCCGTTTCGGTGTCGTTCACGGCCTTTTTCATGCGCATCGTGCGTTCGTCGGCCTCGCCATAGGCCGCGCCCACCTTCTTTAGCCACTCTTCCTGCAATTCCAGTTTGTCTTTCAGGTTCAACACGCTTTCGTCGAGGTTTTTGTTTTTTGCGTTCAACGCCTCGGCGGAATCGGCATTATCCTCAAACTGCGCCGCCAGCTTTTTTGATTCCGATTGCAGCACTTTCATGCCGTTATCTATGCTTTTCAGCGCTTCTTTATATTCCTTTTCCCCTTCGGCTATAAATTTCGTTCTTATGTTCGGCATTTACGTACCTCCCAAAAATGCGGATAGGCTTTTAGTTTTCTCCTGCGTTATGCCCTGTATTTTTGCATATTCTTTGATTATTCTTGCTATCCTGTACGGCGTGGCCGTTTTCCAGAATTCCCTTTCACTCAGTCCGAATCGTATCACCCATACCGTAAGATACCACGCGAAATTTATGGGTTCGTCTTCCGCGTGGTTTTCGCGTTTTTTGGTTCCGCTTCCTCATCGCCGCGAAGCGCCGCTGCAGTCAGGTCCATCACGAGCGACGTTACGCCCGAAAGCTGTGAGGGCGGTATGAGCCGCCCCACTTGCTTCACGGTATAAGACTTGTCGGAGCCCTCGCTGTCAAGATAGTCGTTTATCATGGCAGTCAAAAAGCACACGATTGTCTTTGTCGTAGCGCTCCTGAGCGCTTTTGATATATTGCCGTCAAACATTTCCTGCACGTCCGCCAGCACATTCATGTTGCAGCAGAGGGTCATTTCCTGTCCGTCAAAGGTGTATTTTGCGGTTTTCAGTCTTATATCCATGCCGTTCTCCTTTTATGACGCGCCGAAGCACTTGTTTATCCACGCTACCGCATCGCTTTCGCTTGCCAGTATTGCAATCTCCATGATATTCTTGTCCTCGCTGTCATCTGCTAAAAACTCGCCCGTGGTCGTGGGAGTCTGGAAGGTGATGCTGTCGCCTTTTGTGGCGTATACATAGCCGGGTGCGCCAAAAAGCACCTTGTACACAAAGACGGCGGTATATTTGTCCGTGCCGTCAATAGCGTCCGGGGCGTAAAAGCCCATGCCGACATACTTCGCAATGTCCTTCGCAGTGGCTTTAAGGCTCTTTTGTGAGGTGTTTGTTCCTACGTTGCGCGTATTTTCGCTCATGCCAAAAAGCAGTTTCTGTGCCGCGTCGGTGATGTATTTCACTCCAACGCTGGCAGTGCCGCCGGTTATGAGTTTCTTGTACTCGGCAAGGCGGCTCTCGGCGTACAGTCTGCCCTCGGCAGCGGTCAGGTTCAGCTCCACGCTCATTGCGTCGCCCATGCTTACGGGCGTATCATAAGTGATGGTGCCGTCGGTATTTGTGTACTTGCCGATTTTTATTCCTCTGAGGTCAAAAGTAGGCATTTAATCCAATCCTTTCTGCTTAAAAAATAGGTTTACCTTTTGGTTCAAAATTTCCTCAAATTTCTTTACTGCGCGTTCCTCGGCTATTGTCCAGAAACGGGAACCGGGGTCGTTAGAGCGCCCATAGTTGCGGCTGAATGCCACTTGCCCATTGGACGCGCCGCTGTCGTTTTTCCCTGTGGGCTTTACCATAACATAGCGGGAGCCGTCCTTATCCTTGCCTTTTGATTTTTTGATAGAGCGTAGCAGAGAGCCGGTACGATATTCGCCATACTGATATATGGCCCGTTCGATTTCCTGTTTTGCATAGTCTGCGCCATCGTTCATCAGTTCGTCGTTTAGTTCGTCCATGCCGTCCCTTACGCCTTTTAGGGCCGCCTCCACCTCATCAAATCCGGAAAACTCAACGTTAGCCATATATCCCTCCTACGCCCACCGCGGTCATGGCAATGTGGTACAGTCCCGTGTCCACTTCGTATATTTCCGCGTCCACAGTGCAACTCCAGCCTGCCGCAGCGAGCCTGCCCTTGATATCCTTTATAGCCAGCTCGAACGGGGGAGTGTCGGTGTAGTAATCCACAGAGTACATCACGCCCGTTTCCTTTTCTGCGCCCTCTGCGTATAGCGTCCCGATCTGGCCCATGCACTGATACGTGATATAGCTGCGCTGGTCGCCCATGTAGGGCGGGTGGCATACGGTGTATCCATCCTTGAGTATCTCCGCTATGGTCATGCCGTCACCACCCTCTGAGCCTTAATCTCCAAAAATTCCCGGCGGTCGCCTATGTTGTCTATGCTGATGATCTCGTAAGGCTCGGCATCCCGCTCATGCCATATGCGGCACTCGACGGTCACAAGGGGCGAGTAGCGCATGGTTATGGTCACGGGCTGCCGCAAGTGCAGTTCTTCCGCCTGATATACCTCCGTACCGTGGGCATTCACCCACTTGCACCACACGGGGCCGGGGAAAACATTTTTAAAGCTTTCCGCGCTGAATCCGGCTTTGATGCTGTATTCCGGCGCTTTTATGGTGATTTTCGTTCGCATTTCGCCTGCTCCAGCTTTAATTGCCATCAAAACCACCAGCCTTTATATTGATTCAGCATCGCGCGAACCGCTATGTCTATCTCGGTCGTAGAACCCTGTATCACAGCCTCCCGGTTGGTGTACCAATGGCCTATGAGCAGGAGCATGGCCTGTCGCACAAGGTAGGGTGTCTCCTCGTATCCTGCGGTGTAGGTTATGACTGCGCCGGGCTTGTTTACCGTCACGGTGCCGCGGCGCACGTCTGCGGTATACTCCACCGCCTCGCCGTCCACTGTAACGCTGTCCACGCTTATCACGGGGCCACGTGGGAGTGTCACAGTGCCGCTCATCTCCGAGTATACGGTTATGGTCTGCTCTGCGAGTGATTTTCCGCAATAGTTCTCGCAGTATTCGCGAGCTGCGCTAATAAGCGGGGTGAGGATGTCAATATCCTCGCTGGTGTCGCCGGGGTTAATCCGTAGGTGTAGTTTTACCTCTTCGAGGTTTAGCGGTTCCACTGCTGGGGGTTGTCTTGTTATTACCATTGTCGGCCTCCATGGCTATGGCGTAACAGCCCCTGATGAGCTGCCGCGCCGTTGCCTCGTCTATGTCAATGATGGAGCCGGGCGGGGTTACTCCCTCCGGCCCGGCTGCTAAGGTCAACATTTTGATTTTCATCAGCTCGCCTTCATCTTCAGGCGGCTGAACGCCTCGCCTACTACGGGTGCGCCGTCGCCATAGTACTCGACAACGTAGCCTATCTCGTTGTTGACGGCGTACAGCTCGTTAAGCACCTGTATGTAGAGGCCGTCGCTGTCGCATACCCAATAGCCGGTTTTAAAGTCGCCGTATACTGCCACGTACTTGCCCGCGGCTACGGCGTTAGGCGCGTACTCGGACATATACACGGGAGCGCCCAGCAGCATATCAGGCTGTCCTGCCTGCACGGAGGGCTGCCATATATACTGGCCGTCGCTGTCCTTGAGCTTTGCGATCATCTTGCAGAGGTCGCGGTGCATTACCCAGGAGGCCCCGCGCATATACTGGCCCTTTACGCCGTATTTGCACTCTATCAGGTCGTCGGTGGCCACGGCGGTGGCGGAAGCGGCGGTAACGTCGCGCCCGGTGGCTATGCCGCTGTCAGAGGCGGTAAAGATGCCCAAAGGCTGGTTAGTGCCCGTTCCGCTCATAAAGGCGTTTTCCTGCGCCGCCTCGATCTTGTACAATATGCGGTCAAGCACGGTCTGATCAGGGCTGGGCGCGTGGCGCATGAGGGTCTTGGATATCTTAATCAGTTTGGCAAGGCGCTGGGGCTTAAATTCGCGGCGGCCGAAGGCGATGGTCGCCTCTTCGGGGGCTGCCGCCACCTCGGTTGTCCATGCCACATCAGACGCATCGGTAGTCAGGCTGGGATACCCAAGGCTCTGTGCCTGACCTATGGGGCCCACAACGTTGCATATCTGGCGCATAAACATGTCATTTTTGAGCCCGGCTATGAGCTGGTTGACAAACTCCACGGGCGCGGTCAGATAACCGGCGGTAGCGTTTGTGCCAAGGGTCATGGTGGTGTTTTTGTATCTGGTTATGGACTCGGGATCGCCCTGCAGTGCACGGGCAAATACTTTAATGTGCTCGTCCTTCTTGTCGCCCAGCTTGTCGATCACTTCACCGGCGGCGCGTTCCCGCTCGAGCTGCTTCTGCTCGCGGATTATGTTGGCGTTGAGCGCGTCAAACTCCTTTTCGAGCCGGTTATAGGTCTCGGTGGATTCCGCGTCCATCACGCCGTCTTCAAATTTGTTCATTATTTCGCGCATCTGGGTTGCGGCATTTGCGCGATCCTGCATCATTTCGTAGAGTTTCTTCATCGGTTACTTATACCTCCAAAATTTTTAGTTTAGTCGCTCTGAATCTCTTGCGCTGCTCCTGCAGTGCGGTGTTTATATCTGCTGCGGGCTGGATTGCTCCCCCGTTGTCAGGCTCCCTGTTTTCCGGCGGTTCCTTCGGCGCGTGCTTGTACAGTGCAAACCACTTTTCGCTGTTTACACAAGCCGCGATCTTTTTATTCTCGATCAGTTCATCCACAAATCCCATGTCGAGCGCCTCGGTGCCGCTCATCCACGTTTCTGCTGTCATAAGGGCGGATATCTCGTCCTTCTCCTTGCCGGTGCGGGCGGCGTATATGTCCGCTATCTGGTCGTTGATACGGTCGAGCTCGTCGGCGGTCCTGCGTAAGTCCTCCGCCCCGCCGCCGGCGTATGTCCATGCATTATGTATCATCAACGTGGCGTTTTCGGGCATTTTGATGGTATCGCCCGCCATGGCAACCACTGATGCGGCGGAGGCGGCGAGGCCGTCTATATGCACGTTTTTTGCCGCCGGGTGGCGGTTGAGGATGTTGTACAGGCTAAATCCCGCAAAGATGTCCCCGCCAGGGCTGTTGATATACACATCAAGGGTGGATATATCCCCCAGCGCCGCCAATTCTTTTTGAAATTGCGCAGGGGTTATTTCGTCGCCCCACCATGACGTATCGCTGATCTCTCCGTACAAAAAAAGCTCGCCGGCGTTGCCGAGAGCCTTAAACTCCCAAAATTTATTCATCTTTCAAGGGTGCTCCTTTCGCTTGTGCGCTTTTCGGCATGTTGTGCTTTGCGTTTTCCAACGGCAACATGTTGCCGTTGATAAAATAGATCTTGCCCAGCCCGTTGGGTATGGGGTTCATGTCCTCCAGCTCGCGGATATCGTCAGCACACATCACGCCGTTTTGCCGCATGGTGTTGTAGTAGCTCGTGCGGGTGGCAGTGTCGCCCCTCAGCAGGCTGTTTGTGTTGAATTTAAAATAATACTTCGCCTGCTCCGCCTCGCTCAACAGGTCACGGTAAAGGGCCTGCTCTATACGCACGGATAGGGGATTTATACAGTCACGTACAAACTCGGCGCTCTGCTGCTCGATGTTTGAGAAGGTGGCCTTTTCCAGATCCATGCACATATGCGGAGGTACTCCGAAAATGCGACATATCTCAGTTACAGCCCATTTGCGGCTATCAAGGAGCTGTGTCTTTGACATGTCCCTGTCCCACGGCTGCGCCGTGGAGCCGTTTTCCAGAAACATCCATTTCCCGGCGTTTTCTACGCCGCCGTAGTTGCTCTGGAAGTCCTTTTTGAAGCGCTCGTATGCCGTATCGGAGAGTTGCCCCGGATAGGTTATATAGCCGCCGGGGGAAGTACCGGAAAAGCCCCTTTGCGCGTATTGTGTCATGCTGTTATTCAGTCCCAGCACGCTTGCGGCTATGGTCATTGGGTCTTCCGGCGTGCGGTCGCCAAATCTAAAACCGGGAATAAAGACAAAATCGCCCTCCCGGAGCGTTTCTGTTATGCCGTCATAGGTGACGTATATATACTGTTCCCCGTTTTCCCGGTTGGTGTACACTTCCGAGCAGCAGGAGGTGGGCAGATTTTTGAGGTGTCGCACAAAGCCGTATCTGTCCCGCACTATGCGGAGATACCCGCCGCGAGTGAGCAGCATGTTTGCCACAAGCATCTGCATAAGCTCATACGCCGTGGTTGTGCGGTTGGGCAGCACATACAACAGCTTATACAGGGGATGATCCCGTGCCTTTTGTTTGCCCTCCCCGGCATTTTTGTACATGTGCAGGGGCAACGCCGCCATGGTCTTGCTTATCAGGTCAATACACCTGAATACCGCCGCGACCTGCAGCGCCCCCTCTGCGCTTATGGCGTAACCCTGTCCTGCAAGGTACATCTGCCATGCGCTATCATCTGATACGGAGGGCAGTGTTTTAACGTTCGCCGCCCGTATTTCGTATGTTTTGCCAAAAAGTTTAAATCTCTTCACTGTTTACCTCACACTATTCTCAGGCCGCGGTGCTCGTATACGCTGCGCTTGGGTTCCAGTTTTACCGCCGCCGCCATCGCGTCTATCAGGGCGCACATCGGGTCTATCCGCTCTATGCTCCGGTTTTTCATGGGTTTTATGTTCTCGTTGCCGTCCTGGGCTACTACTACATTGCCAAACGCCCAGCGCCCGCAGGGGTTCCTCTCGTGGGTCATTTCGCCCTCGCGTAGGAGTCGCTCAATTTCCTTCATTGCTGGGGACATGCCGCTCATGGTCTGGGGTATGGTGATTATCTTCTGCGCCGCAACCTCCTGCTGCATAAGCGGTCGCAGGGAATCTATGCGCCACTCGTCCGCCGCAATATATTTGATGTCATAGTCCAGCATGAGCTTGTCCAGATAGTTGGCAATATAGGCGTAGTCCACACAGTTGCCGGGGGTCGCGTGCATATGCCCCGCCTGCACCCATTTACTAAAAGGCACATGATCCCGGTGCTCCCGTTCCCGCATGTTTTCCTCCGGAATCCACGCGTCCACAAAAAAGCGCCACTCCGTTTCCTCCGGCAGCGGTGGGAAAAGGGCCGCCACGGCGGTCAGGTCGGTGGTGCTGGACAGGTCTATGCCTACATAACAGGGCCGCCCCAGCATATCGGATTTATGCCAGCCCCCTTCGGTATCATCCCATAGGGTGATAGGCAGCCAGCCGGTGCGTTTAAGCGAGATCCATTGATTGAGCCGGAGCCACCGGAAGAGCTTCTCTGCCGCCGGGCTGTTTCGGGCCTTTATCGCCTCGCTGCGCACATTCTCAATTTTGATGGATACGCCCAGCGAGGGATTGGCTAAGTACCAATTTGTTTCATCGTATATGTCCGCGTCCTCAGGGACGGTATAGATTTTGGCGTAAAACGCCGGGTCTGTCAGTTCGCCGCTCAGTACCTTTGTTGCTATTTCGTGCTGTTCCCAACCCACACTTTTGCGGTCGGGGTCGTCGCCCGCGGTGGTGATGCACCATATGAGCTGCTCATTCCGTGCAGCACCCGTACCAAATGTCAGCACGTCCCACAAGTCCCGCTTGGGGTGGGCGTGTAGTTCGTCTATGATGACCACGGAGGGGTTAAGGCCGTGTTTGGTCGCCGCCTCTGCCGACAGTACTTTAAAGCGGCTGTGTGTGCGGAGATTCAGCATTTCCTTCGTGCTGTCTTTGATTTTGATTATCTTGGACAATACTTCGCTTTGCTCCACCATGCTCTTTGCGGCGTTAAAAGCTATTGATGCCTGGTTCCTGTCTGCGGCGCCGCAGTATATCTCGCCGCCCGGTGCGTCCATGACCAGGTGATACAGGCTCAGCGCGGCGATAAGTTCGGTCTTGCCGTTTTTCTTGGCGATCTCCAAATATGCCATGCGGTACTGCCGCACGCCCTCGGCGGTCACGGTGCCGTATACGGAGTTTATAACCTCTATCTGCCATGGTAAAAGCACAAAGGGTTTGCCGTAAAAATCGCCGGTATGTTTAAGGGCCTGTACAAACTCGATAACTTCGAGGGCCTTGTTCGAGTTAACCACCGTACTTGCTCAGATATGCGGCCATGGGGTCGCTCTCTGCGGCTTTTTTCGCTGCTGCTACACCCATGCGAGCACGGCCCACCGGCGACAGGCACAGCTGCTCGGCGTATTTTATGATATTCTGCCCCTCCCGGCGCATGATGGTGATATACGGGTTTTCCGTTGGCTTGCCGTCCGCCGCCCGGTATATAAGCGGGCCGTTTTGGTATTCCGCCTCGGCTTTTTGGTATATCGTTACACTCTCGCAGTAGGCAGCGAGGGCGGATATGTCCAGATCGTTAATTATCGGGGTGTCGAGTTGGCGGTAGAGCTTCACTACCCTTTTCCATTCCTTCTTCGCCTCCGGGGACAGGCTTTTGGGTGGTTTTAATTTGTCGGAGCAGCCGGTAGGTTCGCCATCCTCCCGATTTTCCATTGTGTCTTTGGTATGCCGGTTTTTGCCGTTATCGACGAGCTTTAACGGCCTCGGCTTTCTTCCTGTCGGCATAGGCTCCTCCTTTCTCAAATTCTGTATTTGCCTATGATTTTTTTGTGTCCTTTGGCGCTGTTGCAATGTATGCAGGCGGGCTGGTGATTGGCGGTATCCCAAAAGCGCGGGTCGCTCGGCCCGTCAGGCGGGTCTATGTGATCCACGCACCGCGCCACCATAGTGCAGCCATCATCCAGCCGCAGGGCGCAGAGTTGATGTTCCGGGGCCGACAAATACCAGCGGGAGTATTTGCTCCATCGGGTATCATATCCGCGCTGCCGGGAGCTGCCCCGCCGCTCGTCCTGGGCGTGTATCTGCTCCTGCTGCCGCAGTTCGCCCGCCGTCCGGTGCTCATCGCAGTATCGTCTGGCGGTCAGCGTATTACATCCAGGGTACTGGCAAAAATGTAGGGCTCGGCTTGCCATATTGCCGCTCATCTCCCTCAAAATGCTCAAGGGCCGCTCTTCGCAGCCCTTTTGATGGTATTATTATAGCACATAAAGAGTGTGGGAAAGTGTTGAGTTTTATTTATCTCGTTACAGACAACACGGTTAAGGCCCTGGGCCGGGCGTATGGTATAATGGCGGCGCAGCTCCCCGACATCATCGGGGCGCGCTGAATGATATAAGAGGGCTATATCAGCCCTCTTATACGGTGTTCTCTTTACGCTGCTATTCTGCCTATCAGTCTGTCTACCCCCTGTCTCTCAAGGGTCTTCGCCCAATCAATCGAGACGTGCATTTGCTGCGCTATCCGCTCCCAATATCCCCCTTTTGCCACTCCGTATTTAACGTACCGCAGTCTTATTGCCTCATATTCCAGCGGCGGCAAGCACATCACTTCAAATTCTATCATTCCCACCCAATGGTCGAGATTTTGTAATTCGTCTTCCAGCCGTTTTTTCTTCTTTCGCAGTCTTTTTAATTCCCGCGAAGCTTTTATCACCGTGGCCGGAGTGCTGTCCGGCAGCTCGATACCGCGCGGCAGGCCCGTAATCTGCTGCGGGTGAAGGTCGTATTGCGCTTCGATCTCCTCGTCAACGCTAATTAACAACCGCTCTTTTTCCGTCCTCGTGCGCTCTGCATTACCCCAATACATCAGCAGTCGCCGCACGGCCGCCCGCTCGTCTCGCCTTTCCCGCGTTGCTTTTTTCGGATTCAATTTTTCGCCTCCTTTTTGGATTAAAAACCGTCGTTTTTGATGTAATTTTACAAATCTTTTCGGTGACCAATTTGCCGTCGCCGTTTATTTGTAGTTTTGTTGTTTTTGGGCGCCCCATTGCCGCTCATTTTCGAAGCTTCTCAAAAATCGAAAAATTTTTCTTCCGATGGGGCGCCCCGGTACCACGGAGGGTTGATTTAGCTTTTTGATGCCCCCCTCCCCTCTATTTCGGCTTGTTTCCTCCGGCACAGGTTTGCCGTGTTCCCCCACCGGCGGAGTTGTCCCCGAACTCTCCAACGCTTTTCTCTATCATTCATTTCAGCACTTCTTTCCGTGCTTATAGGGCCTGCCCTTGTTGTAGAGCATTTTCTCCCGTACAATGCCGTCCACATCCAGCCCCTCATGCCCGAACCAGTCCAGTATCCTAATAAGGCAATCGGCCATTTCGACGGCTATGCCCTCGGGCTTGCCGCCCACGCCGGGGTAAATCATGTCGCGGCCGGCGCGGTATTCCTCTATCGCCTCGGACAGCTCACTATGGCAAAGGGCGACAATCTCCAGCAGATTCCGCTCATCATCCCACCAGCCATGAGTAACGGCGTTTTCGTGTATTTCCTTCGCCAGCTTGTACAGCGGCTCTTCGTTGTTGTGGATCGTTATCATTTTTCTCCCTCCCATATCAGCGGCCTTCCCTCTGCGTCTACCATTACGCATACGCCGCACTTCTTTAGTTGTAGGTATTGCACCCCTGTTAGAGTGTCAACATATATGTTATACGATAGACCCATTTCCAGTGATTGGAACCTATAAATACCAGCTTCAGCCTTTCCGCATCTGCACAGGGCGACGGTCAGCAGGGTTAATATTGTTATTGCTATTACTCGTTTCATTTTTCCTCCTTCGGCTTGCTCACACCATCGAAAATGCCTAAAATCTGTTGAAGCAATTCAATCTGCCCGTTTCTGTGACCATAGCGATACCCGGTTGTATACGTTTCGACTGCGTCTCCACTGTTCTTGTCTTTTTCAGCAACGAGCGCCTGATACTTAGCCCTCAAATCTTCAAGTTCCACAGCCGGAGCAACATCAGCGGCAGGGATACTGTCGAGGAGGTCTATGCAGTCCCGGAAACAGTCTGCCGCCTCATTGTCCCCGTCTAATACGCAATCTGTGATCCATATTCTAAGTCGTGCCTTAGCCGCTTCTCGTTCTAAGGGGTGAAATTAGTCATTTTCTTTGTCTCCTGTTTTGCCACTCTGTAAATAGTCCTCGTTACCGCCTTTCAACATCAGTTCCGCCAAATCACAAGCCGCCAGATATGTCTTTTCGTGGATTGTCCCGGCGTGTACTTTTTTAACCCACTCCTTAAATGTCGTCATATCCAAAAACCAACACCCGTTGCGGACAAACATATTACCGTTTTCATGTATGTAAAAATAGGCTTTTTGGTTTGCGCAGCCTATCCTATCCACAGCGACATAGCGACCATTTTTCACTGCGTCGTTTTCGTAGCTGCAACCCTCACCAAAGGTGCAACATTCACCAAAGGTACACCACTCACCAAAGCTGCACCCCACGCCAAAGGTGCCCCCCGCGCCAAAGCCGCACAACTCGCCAAAGTGGCACTCCTTGCCAAAGTCACAACCCGCGTCAAAGTAGCAATATGCACCAAAGCTACACCCATCACCAAAGTAGCACCCATCACCAAAACGGCAATGCTCAATAAAGCGGCACTGCGCACCAAAGAGGCAATGCCTATCAAAGATGCAACACTCCCCAAAGTCTTTTATGGCGATATAATCCCCAGCAGGGCATATCTTACGACCAAACTTATCTACTTCAAAGTTGTCAAAATCCGCTTGCGTGTACTTTTTCATTGTTCTACCTCACTCTTTCTTTCGGCGGTTCCGGTGTTCTTTCTTTTGGCAGTTCTTTGTTTGCGTCCCGCCAGCCGGCGGCCGGCATGCTCAGGTAATCCTCGATCACCGCGGCGGCGCAGGGCCAGCCGTAGCAGACGCAGCAGTAATAGCCCTCACGTATGGCGCCGCTCATAAACTCGTTTTGATTTGGTGTTGGACTATTGGCGCCAGTTTTGAGCTCGACGTATATGCCATGGTAGCCGCCCCGGGCGGCAGGGACAAATACGTCCGGTACGCCAGAATGTACCCCCTGGCCTATCAGCCGGGCAGCGGTGCGCTTATCGCGTAAGCCGCCGTTGGGTATGTGGTGGTAGAGCGTCAGGGCTGGATACTGCGCCCGCATCATCCGCGCCCAGTTGGTCAGGGCGGTCTGGTGCTCGTCCTCTTTGCCTATTACCGGTTGGGCAGGCCGCCATACGGGTATACCCGCTCGGTTGGGGGTCATAGTGTAGTCGGTCAGCATGTCTTTCCTCCTTTCGTGTATTTAAAATGTCATTCTTATTTGTGCTTTTTCGGTTTCGAGCCGCTCAGTAGCCTTTTGATAATATCCTTTGTGCGTTTCAAATCCCCAATATTCAAGCCCTGCACGGTAACAGGCTATAAGGCTGGACGCGCTGCCTACATGGGTATCGAGTATCTTGTATCCCGGTTTGGCGTAGTGGTTGAGTATCCATGTATATAGCGCGATTGGTTTTTGTGTGGGATGAAACCGTTTTTCGCCGTTAGTGCCCTGCGGCGCGCACTCGAAAACCTTCGCGTTGGCATTGAAGCTCGTCCATGCGTACTCACACATCGCCATGCTGAAACTGTCGCTTATGGTGAGCTTCCGCCACACCAGAAAGCAACGTGTAGGCGGAAGATCGAAGTAGTTTCCTCCCCATATGATCTGATTTTTGCTTACGCGGGCCAGCTCCTCGAAGTATTCGGGCGCAGGGGCCTTATCCCAGTGCCGTATATCCGGCCCGTCAAAGATACCCCCTTGCCGGTATTTCCGTGCCCACGTCCCGCCCGTCCGTGATATCATATGACGCCCACAGGCCGCCAAAGCGGCTCCTTTTTCGGGCCGAATAATCGGCCACCCCCCCTGTAAACTTCCGCTTGTGAAAGCTGAAGCATCACCATACGGTGGGTCTACTATAGCGAGGTCGAAAAACTTATCTGGGAATTGTTTCATCCCATCCATGCAGTCCATGTTGTAAAAGCCTGAATTAAGCATTGGTGTCTTTCATCTACCTTTCGTTTTAAAATTCGACGCATTTACAAGGCCCCGGCAAAAGCCTCGCGCTTTGCGCCGCTTAACACCGCCGCTTGGGCGGAATTTTGACATACTTGAAATAGGTAAAGCCGAACTCTGTCGCGCCGCTCTCGACGAGGATATAGTCCCTCGGCGTATGCGGCGGTTTGGCCGGCGTGTAGTTGCGTTTTATTGGTTTTGTCTGCTCCCTGCCGCAGGGGGCAAGGTTGCGGGTGGCCATGTAATGGTGCCCGCCCTGCTCCGGCGTCCAGTGACTAAACAGGTAATTGGCTAATCCCGTATAATCGGGGCCGTGGTCTATGCCGTCATAGTGGACGTGGGCCCGGAGGTACTCGCAGCGATTGACGCTGCCCAGCGTCCATTGTTTGCGTATGGCCTCCTCCGGTATGCCGTCCGTCAGCATGTGGGCGTGTATGCGGTGGGTGTTTTTGCCGCGCCCCATGTAGATAACGATTTTTGCCTCCGGGTAGGCGTAGAGCAGCCGGCGCCGGAAGTTGACGCAGAGGCGGCGGAAGTCCTTAAAATCATGTACCTCGTGCTCGTCGTCCTGGGTGAGTGTGCTGTATAGCGAGGCCGGGGTGAAGTTCTCGTTGATGATCCGGGTATGTGCCCGGCGGGCTACCTCAGAGTTAAACCGCGCCCGTTCCTCGTCAGTCTTAAACCTCGGTTTTCGCGGGCGGTAGGGTTTTTGTGTCCTGTCGCCCACGGAGTATATGATCCGCTCCAGCACCACGCCGGAATATATATCACGCCGTACCCGCTGCATGGCGGCCTCCTTTTTTAATAATCATGTCTTGGCCCTTTGCCGGGGGCGGTGGTTTGCGGTGCGGGCGTTTTCCCGTTGGCCGCACCTGCCGCCACCCTATCAATGGAGGACCGGGTGATTGCCGCACCCGGCAAAAGGTCAAGTCCTGCCCGTGTTACCGGGCAGGTTTTAATGCGTGTATGTCCTCGGTTTTCTTTGTGCGGCGCGGGATAAATATCTGCTCTATCACGCCGTCGCTGTGGTCGTTCATCAGCTCGTCCGCCTCGAGTATCCTCAGCTCCCGCCCGTCGATGCACAGGCGGCATGAGCCCTTGTACTGGGCATATGTCCGTCTGGCTTTCGCAAAGTCGTTGGTCTCAATAATGGTCTGCGTCCCGGCGGGCGTGCGGATCAGGACCGTATAGGTGGGTAGCGCTTCCTTTTTCTTTTTCGTCATTTTCAGTCCTCCCCCAAATCCCCGATTAGATCAACGCCTATTTTCGCCAGCTCGTCGGCGGAGTATTGGCGTTGAACATGGTTCATAAAATAACTCCCAGCGATTTTTTTGATGTTGGTTTTTGCCGCCGACAGGTAGCCCTCAAATTTCTCGCTGTTAAACAGGGTGCAGGGGCGCATATACTCCTGCATGCTCGTCCCCTTCCACATTGCCCAGCGGCTGTCTATTACCCGGCGGCAGTCCTCCGGCGTATGGTCCTCCGCAATGCGGGCGTTGATATAGCTGCGGTTTTTCGGCGTTTTTTGATATTTCGTCCCGGCGATGGTGTTGAGGTAGTCTATGACTGCATCGGCGGCGGTCGTGTCAGTGATCGCATTGCGGGCGGTAACCTCTCCGGTCTCCCGGTCTATCGTTACTATCAGGGCGGGCCTGCCGTTGATGCTGACAGCAGCCCGGCCTTTTGTGTCCACGTGCTCCCCTATGGCGCGGATTAGGGCGCTGTATATCTCCTTTTCCCCCATAGTTAAATAACTCCCTTCATAAAACACGCCCAGAACGTTTGTGATTTTTTCCCGCTATGGTGCCCAAACAGCGGCTTCTGGCCAATAGCTGCCCACACCTTATCCGCCGGAATATCGCGTTCGCTCCATTTAAAAATAAGGGTTCCGTCGGGTTTCAGAACCCTCATGCACTCTGCAAAGCCGTCATGCAGCATTTGTGGCCAGTTGTCGTCAAGCTTCCCGTATTTTTTAACCAGCCACGATGTTTCTTTTGCCCCTGTGAGGTGTGGCGGGTCGAAAACAACAAGTGCAAAAGCGTTGTCCGGGAAAGGTAACTGTGTAAAGTCGCATACTATATCGGGCTTGATAATGCACTTGCGTTCGCTCTGCCCCTCCCCACTTTTCCATATGCCCGTCATTTCAATTTCTCTTTTATCGCAGTAAACCGCCGCCGGGTGGTGCTTATTAAACCATATCGTTCGGGATCCGCACGTTGCATCGAGTATCTTATAGTCCATGGATTATATCTCCTTTTTCTCTTTTTTCGTTTCGCTGCGCTCTATGGCTATGCCGATAGCGGCGGAGCCGGTGCTCTTTATGGTGGCCTTTACCCCGTCCGTGGTGGTTATGACCGCTTTATCCACAAATCCGCCGTACACCCGCTCGGCAAGCTGCTGCAATATCTCCCTCGTCTGCTCGTCCACGGCAATGCGCTTCTGGTGCGGGTTGCCGGTAAAAAGCTCCTCGATCACGTCATTTGCTTTTTGCAGGGCCTCAATGCGGTCGCTCTCTCCCCGAAGGGCAGCCTCATGAGTGTCACGGTCGCGTCTGGCCTCCTTGCAGTCACATATGAGGGTAGCTATCCCGTCCTCGTCCGGGTCGTCGATGTTTGGGTGTAGGGCTAAATAGCTCTTGATATTGAGCAGTTGCCCGCAGTAGCGGCAAACGCCGAATGTCCTTTCAGTTGTTTCCATTTTGTTTGTCCTCCTTTGATATGTTTTTTCGTAGTCTTTTTACGAGCAATAGCTTTCCAGCACTGTCAATCTGTAACTGCCGTCATTATCCGGGGCATCGTCAATCTGTACCGATTGGGGGATTATAAAAGCGGAGACGACACCAAACGTGAAACACGAGTCGAAGTCGTGGGCGGAGCCGTCCGCGTAGACGCACCAGGCGTCGCCAGAGAATTTCCGCGAGGAAAGCCACCAGAAAGCTGCCGAGCCGTCATATGTCTTTATTCGGCTATTCCTTCCCGTGAATATAGGCCATGTGAAGCCCTCGTCCACACCGTGGTTGTCGCCGCAGCCTACCATGGTCAACGTGGGGGCGAACACTTTCCGTGTTATATCCTCAGCGCCGCTGCCGTTATACAGCGGGATCGTGCTGGGGATAA